AGGTTGATAAGACGGGATTAGCTGGAGCCTCAACAGTTAAGAAAACTGTTCGCAAAGCTACATCTAAAGCAAAGCCTGTAGAGAAGATGACTCCCGCTGAAAAGGCGGCTGATAGTCTCCGCAATCGAATTGCTAGATCTCAAAAAGTTCTTGATGATATTAATAGTGGTAAAATTTCTACAACAAAAGAAGTAGAAAAAGTTACTAATGATGAAATCAAAGCTCTTGAAGATGAATACAATCAGAAAAGAAAAGAAGTTGCTGATGCAAAATTAAAAGCGAAGCAAAAAGAACTTTTCCCTAAAGGAGATAAAATAACTGGAAACTTAAACATAGAACAAGCAAAGACACTTTGGGAATCTGCAAAGAAATTCTACATCCCAAGGATGACGGAAGATCCATTCTACGATGAACATAGGCTTGTTTCTGATATTGCAGATGACTTTGGATTATCTCATCAACAAGTTAGAGATGCTTTTGCAATGCCAAAAGGTGCAAAAAAGGCCGCAAATAATCTATTCCTTCAACAACAAAAGAGGAAGCAGGTTCTTGATAACTCAAGAAGGTGGCTCATAGATCAAAGCTCAAGCGTGATCGGTAAACTATTTGGAAAAGCAGCTGAACAAGCATTCAAATTATCCGTTCTTGGTCACGGGACTGCATTCATTACAACTCACGCTCTTCCGCTTTGGGCAACTCATCCTATTCTTGGAACAAAAGCCTTTTTAAGGGCGATGCGTTATACTTTTACGGGCAAGAGTGGTAGGACTCAATGGATTATTGATAACCATGATATTGTAAATCATCCTGATTATGAGTGGGCAATTAAAGGTGGAGCAGATGTAAATCCATTCAGATATGGAACAGAAAAGCCACAAAGATCAAATCCAGAAAGCTTGTTGGCAAAGGCTCTTGATCCCATTACTGGAGGTCGTGGTTTTGATGCACTTCATTGGATGAGGATGCAATACTTTTCTAAGGAGTGGAGAAAACTTTCTCCAGCAATGCAGAATGAAGAAATGGCAAAGGTTATTGGTGATGCTGTAAATACTGCAACAGGCTATTCCGAATCAAAATTTGGATCTCATCCTATTGTTAGATTGGCTTTGTTTGCACCAAAACTATATAAATCGCAATTCAAGTGGCTTATTGGAGATCCAGCAAGAATGCTTGGAACTGTTGGAAGAATGGCTTTAGGAAGGGAAGTTTCTCCTGCTGATGCTTGGCAGGCTAGGCATGAAGCTGTAAATAAAGCAAAATTCTTAGGTATGTATGCTGGAGCACTTGGATTAAACGCTCTGATTTTAAAGGCAATTGGAAGCAATGCTCAAATAAATGTGACAGATCCTAAAAAGCATGATTGGCTTGCATTTAAAACCAATGATGGGTCATTCAATCCATTGCATCCATTTATTTCAATAGGAAGGCTTGTTGCAAAAGAGACGCATGATCTGTTTAGTGATTACGCGCCTTCAGTTTTTGGAAAGAAAACTCCTTTGGAAAAATCGGTTGGCAATAACGTCGTATTAGCGGCGCTCGATTTGGCTGACTATGCTTTTAGCAAACTAAGTCCAATTGCCAGAGATGCCGCTGTTCTTGTGAACCAAAGGGACTTTGCAGGAAATGCAGTTCCTTGGTCTTCTGTTGCTCCTTTGCGTGGAAAAGAAAAACTTACTTGGCCTCAATTTCTTGCGGGAATGTTTGCTCCAATTCCTTTCGCAGAAGCATCCAGTCAAAAGGATTGGTTGTCTCCGGGTGCTGGAGAAAAACTTGGATCTGCGCTTATATTTGGCGTTCCTTATCAAACGCGAGAAGACGAAGAGGCGTGGGCAAAATCTCACGCCGCGAAAAGTCGCGGTGGATCTTCTTCAGCTTCTTCAAGAGGCAATCAATAATCCTCTTGCCAACTTTTGCATGATTTGCAATGGTTGAGTCTCAACCACGCTATGAAAAAGTATATTCTACCGCCATCACTTAAATCGTCGTTTGAAGAAGATCCTATTCTTGCTCAAATCAAAGAGCAGGGAGAAAAACAAAAGATGCCTGAAGTATCATTTTATCAGGCCGTTGTTCTGGCTCTGCTAGAACAGAGGAATTATTTCATGGTTGAGACGTTCCGCTACACTCAACAGTTCGGGCCTTTACCTCCGCTAGAAAATCATGGAAACAATACAGCAACCATCCAGCATACAGAACCTAGAGCCGAAGCAGAAGAGGAAGTACCGAAAAAGGAATTCCCGCCACTCAAAGTCGTCCCAAAAACTGAAGAACAATCCAAGCGTTTCTCCAAGTCCTATGAGTAAAAACAATTCTTCTTTGCAGTCGATTTACGAAGCTATCGTTCAGGGATTCGTCGCTAATGGCGAGTTGTCTCCTGAAAAGTTGGCAGAGAAAGGTGGCGACATTCGTGTGCGTACTTTGTGCGTACACGCTGTGAATTTGGCTAAGCGATTCCATTCTGAATTTGAGAAGGTGAATGCCAAAGACGCTGCTTAATTTAGGCAGATACGGGGATTGTATTGCGTTTTTACCTGTTCTTAAACAGGAGTACGATGATTCTGGTGAGAAGCCTAGACTCATCATATCGAAAGACTACGCAGACATTCTTGGTGGAGTTTCGTATGTAGATCCTATTATTTATCAGGGTGGGTTTGAGGACATTACAGGTGCGTTGCAGTTGGCTAAAAGCATGGGTCTTGATGTAACTGCTGCACAAGTTGTTGGCGATAGTTCTGTTATTGTTTCTCAAGTTTACGGAGAGAATTACTCACCAAAGATAATCTGTGATAGTTTTCAAAAGGATCTCTGGAGGCTTTCTGGCAAGCTAGAACTATGGCCTAAACAGCCTCCTTTGATATTTGATCGTCGAGATAAAAAGAGGGAATTAAAACTCATAAAGGATATTCCTAAAAATAAGCCTTGGATAGTTGTCAGCACAGGAGGGTTTTCTAGTCCATTCCAATACAAAAAGCTTCTTGATTTGTTAATTAGACATGAGTTGTCTGATTTTCATGTCATTGATTTGGCTAAGATAAAGGCAGAACGATTCTATGATATTTTAGGAATCATGGATCATCTAAATACTTATGCGATGATCCTTACAGATAGTGCGCCACTTCATCTTTCTTATGCTACAAATAATCCTGTACATGCTTTGGTTACAGATACCCCTACGATGTGGCATGGATCAGCTTGGAGACCATCCTATGCATCTTATACACGCTATAAGAACTTCCCTAGAGATGTCATTAGGATCTTAGATTTGATTAAGAATCCTCCAGAACCCCCAAGGCATCCTGATATTGTCCATGTTTACCAAAGAACCCCTTGGGCTACTGGAGAGGAAAAGCGTAGGAATGCTGTAGCGAAAAATACATGGGATAAGATTGGTTGGGTAGATTGTGGTCTTGATGACAACTGTTTTGTTCGCCATGCCGGGAATGTAATTCCTGATGAGGAAAAGAATATCCCGATGATCAAAGACATGATCAGGATGGCTTGTATAGGACGCAAAGAGGATGATGTAATTGTTTTAACCAATTCAGATACTTGTGTTGCATCTGATTTTGTAAAGAGACTGGAGGGCATCCTTCCGCTGTATGCCTATCGCTATGACTTTAATTATTTAGAATCACCTATTTCTGATGATCAGATAGCAACTGGCAAAAAGTATGCAGGATGTGATCTCTTTGCTTTTAGGGTAAGCTGGTGGAGAAAGTATCATACGCAATTCCCTGACATGGTTTTAGGCCGTCATAGCTGGGATCGCATCATGCGAGAGCTAATAAAATCTACTGGTGGTAGAGAATTGGATCAGGTCATATACCATGAGCGGCATCCTTCTGGATGGGAGAATCCTCAAAATCTCCATCGTGACCCTTCAAATCTCCGCAATTGCAAACTCGCTCGTGAGTGGTTGCAGGAACGAAAGATGCCTTTGCTAGAGATTGAAGGATTGAACTACGAGGGCAAATTTAAAAAGCCAACTTTTAAAAAGGTTTAGTCATTCTCTGCCTGTGTTTCTTCTTGGTCTATAATTGCAGGAGCAATAAAAGGTTGAGCCTGAATTACAGGATTAGGAATGGGTGTGACGCTAATGTACTTACCGCAATCTTCTCCTCTTGTTGCAGATAGATTGGCTACATAATAGACTTGAGGTGCTATCTGCTGGACGGGAGTTGTGTACAGGGATGCTATCGTGAAGAGTGGAAATACAGGGTTCATAGTTTGTTTGCTGGTATTTTATTGCTTTTCTTTATGTTATCCAATGCCCATAGAGGTTGGAAATTTGTATAATGGTTTAACTTGATAACATCTTCTTCTGTTATTGCTGATGAAATAGGAATTATGTGATCATAATGCCACTTTCCGTGGTTGCCCCAAAACATTCCATCTTTGAATTGGGATTCGATGTATTGTTTGAAATCTTCATAAGAACAACCAATTATATTATATGTTTTTGTTTTTTTGCTAAACCCTCCTTTTTTTATAGACATTCTTATGAGATTGCTTATGGACATTTTAAGTTTAAACAAATGATCTGTTAACAGCTTTTCCCTTGTGTGGATTCTGGAATATTCCCTCCTCTTTTCGATATTGTTTAATCTCCATTGTTTTACATTTGTTAAAACTCTATCTTGATTTTTTTCTTTCCACTTCCTAGAGCTTCCTCTTGATTTTTCTGGATTGTTTTTTCTCCATTTTCTTGCGCATTCATTATTTTTATTATGACGCTTATAGTATTTTTCTGGAATAAGCCAAACTTCTCCTGTTGGTGAATTTTTACTGCGTGACCAGTAAATTTTACCATCTTCTCTGATGTCTCCTTTTTTGTATTTCTTTTCTAGCATCTCTTATACTTAACACAAACGCTGGACATATGCCAATTTCCAGCAACGATGTCGCATTCGTAGGAGCGTAACATACTTGCTCCACCAAATCCTTGCTTGAGCCTTTTCTTGATAGCTTGATCGCAACTTGATTCAGAAGGATAAGCAGACTTGCCACAGGCACATTGCTTGGGCTTGTCGCATCCTTTGATCATGCCTCTTTGCAGGGCTTCACGCTTGTTGAGAGGCTCCATCTCTGGAGTTTCCATGCCTAGTTCTTCAAGGATCTTATCAATCGCACTTCTCATATTGTTTAGCGTCTATGAAATAATCACATTTGTATTTTCCTTCTTCTGGTTTGAAGTCGGAATAGTATTGATATTCGGATGCCTTGCAGATGTACCTCCAGCAGTCTTCGCAAGAAGGGCAATCGTGGTTAGAACATTTGGATATATCAGGCATTGTCTTTGATGTCTTGTTTGAGTTGAGCTAAAGCCTTCATACTATTTCGTGTATCCTGCATTGTTTCCCAAGCCATTACTCCATCAGATATAGCAATTGAACGATCGCGCTGATCAACTGCTTTAACAGCATCAGATGTCATCTGATCCAAGGCTCCTTGTAGTGCTTCTATATTTCTTTGATACTCTGAAATCCTTTTTGCGTATTCTTGGTTTGCATCAACGCAAGATTTTAATTCATGCCTCAAAGCAAAGTTCTCCCTTTCTAGCTTTTCCTGCATCGTAATTTCTTTTTGATCACTCATGGTGCATGATAAGAAGGCCGACAAAAGCCAATGCAGTTCCGATGGCTGTTTGGTTATCAAGTTTGATTCCATAAAACAGGATAGGTAATGCGATAAATATGGAAGAGACAATGAAATCCCATACCAAGTTGTAAAAGAACATCTGGTTTTGAGATATGCCGCGAGACATATAGAACCAAGCTGCTCCTGATATTGCCCCTGCTGCTACACTGAGTGAGCAAGCAAGGGCTGTATTGCTCCTGAATCTCCAGTCATAGCTAATACAAACCCAAGCTGAATTAGCTATGACCTCAATTAAGAATACAGGTAGAAGAATTGTGATGGCTTTATTCATTAAGGGCTTTAATGATTATTTCATTAATTTTCAGCGTCTTTCCAAGGCTATTAAGAGTAGAGATTTCTCTTATTGCTTTCTCAAGTTGTGCAATTCTTTTTTCAAGACTTTCAATGATGTCTTCTTGGTTCATTGGGTATTTCATTTGATGGTGTTTAGATATTCTTGTTGTAGGTTCTTTGGCCAAGTGGAGAATTTTGGTGCTCCGTTGATACAGTCATAGTTTTCTGTCAGCCATTTAGCGGCTTCTTCTTCGTTAATGCTAATTCTGATGGTTATTGTTGGCTCTTTGTTTCTTCCTGATAGGGCATCATAGTCGATCCCTGCATCTTCCCATCGTCCTTGGTTAAGCCAAGTCGAGGGATTGGGTATGAACTTTCCGTATTCTCTTTGCCATTCGTATGAGGCTATAGCCTTACGCAAAGCAAAGAGTATGGTTTCTATTTCTGGCAGCTTCTTTCTCCTCCAGATGTCCTTGCAATATCCTTTGCCTATCTTTTTTGGATATGCCTTCCAGAACTTTTCAAAGTCATCCATAGATGCCTTCTTGGGCTTAGGCTCTGGCATATCATAGGGTCTACCGCAACAAGGACATTTATCGTCTTCTATAATCATAATCCCTCCGCTTTTTTGATAAGGTTGATTGCGTCTGATGCTCTCATAATCACAAGCCAATCTTTTCCATTACGCTTGTGGGCTACGAGAGGTATCTTGTCTCCTGCATCTCTGATGGCTTGTTCCATCCAGATGTAGGGATTTCCTGACTGAACGAATTTTACTTCATTGTGATAGTTTGGGAGAGATTCGCATACAACATCAGGAGAATCTTTACCTCCTGAAAATTGCTGTCCTCTTCGTGCTGTGAATCCTGCTTCGCGCAAGACATCACGCCACATGCGTTCTCCTCTGCATCCTTTTGCTCTAGAGTTCATTTTTGTTTTAGCTTCTCAATCTCGTCGCGGTATAGGTCAATGGCAAAATCTACAAGCAATCCGAGGCGTGCGTAGAAGGTTTCTTTGCCGTGGTCTGTAAGGTGTTTGTCTGCCCACCTGCGGCAGTAATCAATCACTTGATCTTTCTCCAGCGGCATCTCCTCCTTTTTAGGCAACGGGCGGCGGGTGCGGACTTTTGTTATGTCGCATTTCTCTCCGATCCATCCGTGAGGAACTTTGATCCACTCGCCTAAAGAGGCGGGGTTGTATTCATCGGCGGCTCCGATCACCTCGTCAGGGCCAAGCTGTCGCCATTCGTTCTGCACAGGCAACGGGCGGCGTGTGCGGAAGCGAAGCCCTGCACCTTCAGGAGTTAAACCGATAGATTTGTTAGGCCAATACCACCGCCCCTCCCAAAAATACTCATCCCCCTCTTGGATCACCTCGTCAGGGCCAAGCTCTCGCCATTCGTTTAAGGAAACTGTGTTTTCCTTATTCTTATGTTTTAAGTCAGTAGAGATGGAGTTGGGTTCCTCTGGCGATGGGGCGAGTTCTTTGAAGATTTGTTTTGCGGCTGCAATGCCAAGACTACCTCCATACACCTTTAAGCATTCCAAAGCTCGGTTCAGAAGATCACGGAGCCTCGCGACCTCGGTGTCTTGCTGTTTATCCGTTGCATGCACATTCCCCTCATGGGGGATTTTTGATGCGGAATCTAAACTGACGGGTTCCTCTGGCGCGGGGGCGAGTCGGGCTTCTGCTTTGAGCTTATGAAGTTCTTTCATCACTTTTTGCCAATCGAAATCCCTACCTTCGTCCCCCCAAGTTACTGCCGTAAGCATTTCAATCGCACGGTTCAGAAGCTCCCTGAGCCTTGCGACCTCTGCCTCGCACTCCATGTCTCGGTCAATCATGGACATTGCTTTTGAAAGTTCCTCACGGAGCCTTGCGACCTCTTGTTGCGATTTCTTAAAACTGATCTTGAGCAACGGGACGCATCCGCAATGGACTTCGGATTCGGCACAATTTTCATCCATAATGAATTTCATGCCGTCTTTGATCTCTGCCAACTCTTCACGGAGCCTTGCGACTTCGCGTTCAAACTCTCTGGCCAAATCCCAGATTCGATAAGATTTAATTTCTTGGTTGTAATCTAATTCATCTACGCGAGGCGTGGCGACCTCGTTGTCATTGTTCGTTGTCATCGGTGAATTGTCTGCGTTCGTTGACATACTATCGGGGTGTGGTAATTCGGTTTTATTAGCTTGAGGTAGTTGTTTTCTGCGCTTGTCCGTGTTTCGTCTGCGGTGTCCGCAATCGTGGTATATGTCAGATTCCATATTCTCGCAGTCCTGCTTGGCAGAGTTCTTCGTGGGCCTTGGCTAGTTGAGTTTCAAGGTTGTAGATCCACTTCGGATCGACAAACACCTTTCCTTGCTTGAGTGCGGCGGCAAAAAGCCTCATCTCCACGGCCTCCCATGTGAAATCCATACTCTTCTCCGCAAATTCGACATTTGTCAGAATACGCAGGTTTGTCGAAAGTGAATTGGCCGTTCACCCTTTCCTCGTCAGGGCCAAGCTCTCGCCATTCGGCGTCCTTTTGAGAAGGACAGGTTTCTATGGATGTGTCCTTTTGGGATGGTTGCTTGCAATCGCAATGGCTGAACTTATGCGTGGTGTTATCGCAAGTCGGGTTAATTGGTTCCGTTACATTTCCTACGCACTTATCAATATGTGCAGAGGTTTCGGGTTCCTCTGGCACGGGGAACGGAGTAGCCAATAGCGTTTTCACAAACTCAAGACCTCGTGGGGTCAGTTTGTAGTGTGGGACGGGTTGCTGTGGTTCAAGGATTCCCGAAGCAACCAGACTCTTCAGCTCCTCTTGAACTGCTGGAGCTTGTTCATTTTCAATCCAGTCGGCACGAGCGTAGCAATGCAGAATTAGAGTTGCCCGAAGTGGCGTATTTATCTTTTCCATTATATTCAGTTTAGTTGCTTTCCTTATTTAGCGCGATTGCATTGGGGACACTGGAAGCCTTTGGGAATATAATTCCCTTCCCACATTGTTAGGCAATGAGGGCATCTCCATGCATGAGTTCCCCCGTCTTGGGGTTCCTCTGGCGCAGTGGCGAGTCGGTTCACTTCCTTGCATAGATCAGCAAAGTCGTTAGCGGCTTTCGAACGATCCTCAAAATGCCAATCGCAGTAATCTTCGGAGTCGATAAAGGCCAGTTTTCGCAAAACTCTTGCAATCTCAATGGCACGATCCAGAAGCTCACGAAGCCTTGCGACCTCGTTGGTTGCTTTAATCCTGTCGGCTCGCTCCTCCTCGTATAGCTTGCTCATGACATCAAGCCCTGCTTTGAGCCTTGCGACCTCGTTGGTTTTCTCGGAGAGTGCCTTGCGGTAGTCACGACAAGCGTCTAGTGCTTTCCTTGCGACCTCGTTGTCGGGTGTCTGCGGGTTCATGGAATCATTACGGGTTGAATCTTTCTTCCTGTTATGGAGCAAGGACGCTTTTCGCATTCGACAAGCCATCCACGCTTCTTGAGTCCATTTACCCTTCCAGATACGGCATTGATCTGTAGCTCAGTCAGCTTGCTGATCTCTTGCAGGGAATAATTCCATCCCGGCTTCAGAGCCTTGATGATCTTGTATTCCTGTTCTGCCAATGCCCCTTCATCTTTCAAGTCAGCATAAGCCTTTTTCGAGGTTGATCTGACGTTGGTAACTTTTTTAGCTACCCAATCAAATAAATCACCTAGATCAGAGTTCATTGCGTCACCTTTGGAAAATTGATTTGCCCTACTTCTTTGGAGAAGCAATCTAGTGCGTAAAGATCGTTTCTTTTTTCAAATACGCTCCTCACTCCTGCATCAAATGCTCCTTTTACTCGCTCTTCAACATCAGGAACTTTGTTGCCTTCTCCAAGGAAACGGATGTGTTCTCCATTCCAATAGTTTTGTGCCTCTTTGCTATATGTATCTTTCATACAAGTCCTAATTCAGCAGCTAGACGATCCATTTCATTGCTTAAAAGTTGGGTAAATTTATACCCATCGACTTTTCCTGATACACTTTTGCTATTCTCAATGGCGTATAATTCTGCTTTGGGAATGAGTTTATTCCTTTTGCGTATGTAATCGCAATTATGCCATTCAGGGATACGGGGATACTCATTCCCGTTTTTGTCTTTGATTTCTTGGCAGTTACAATATGCCAAGATTTGATTTATGGGCCTCATGTGTGGTTGCGTGGTTGCTTCGTGGTTGCTAATTAAAATGGGATGTCGTCCTCATACTCATCCATTGGAATTGGCTTCTGTTTATTTTGAAATGCCTTGGATGGCTTAACGCTCTTCAAGTAAGTCTTGTTTTCTTTCTTGCGATAATTCCCAAGGATGGGAGATTTTGTCCCTGCCTCGCGGGAAGCCTTGGAAATTCCCTGTTTGATGACTCCATCGTTTCCATACTGATCAGGAACTTCTGCTCCTGTATCGTCGGTATTGGGATACATAACTAACTCAAGGTATGTTCCTTTTTCTCCTTGATAGAGTTCATCTTTAAGGATCTTTTTAACGTCTATTTTTGCTGTGATCATTGGTTTTTATTAGGTTGGTTTTTTTCATCTATAAAGCCTTCCGACTTTAGATATGAAAAAAGTTTATCAGCTTGTGCTTTTGTTGCTCTTCTGTTGTCTGCTGGAAATGCGGTGTAATGATGTTCATTGTGAAGCACAATCCATTCACGTCCCCTGAATAATATCCAGAGTGCGCTTGCGTCTTCAGGATTAACATTAGCATTTGATGACACTTGGTTCGCCTTCTTTTGTTTCGATGAGCCATCCAAGGGCTTCTTGAAGGGCTTCCTTTGATTCTTTGGATTTGATTCCTTTTGCTTTTGCGTATGCTTTTTCCAAAGATGAGATTGATACTTTTGTGCAAGCCAGAAACTCATCTGGTTTAAGTATACCAGAAAGCGTAGAAGCGGCGGTAACTGAATCGGGGACACTCCTAGTTATACGACCTTTGCCTAGTTTTCGTCCATCAATTTGCTTTCCGAACTGCAAGCGTGTCTTGATCTCTTGCCTGATGTCGGCAATAAAGTCTTCTACGATCTCGGCCTTGTCATCAAGAATTACAAGCTCCTGATCTGAAAGCATTTCTACTATGGTATTAGCAGCAAAGATTTGGAGTTCTTGAGTATCAGCCTGTGCTTTGCCATTGCGTTCTGGACAAATATCTTTGCCAGCGCACCACTTGCAAGCATCAGGTGAAGGGATTCTAGGAGCATTTGTATCTTGGCAAGCATTAACGATGCCAACGATTTCCTTTTCAAATATGTGAAGATCAATGTCTTCGTATTCGCAAAGAGTTGTTCCTCCTGCAAGAGGTTGGATGATAGCGACGATGATCCTTTTCAGTTTTGGATATGCTTTCTTAACAAGAATAGCATATGCTCTAAGCTGAAGATTTTCAGCGGCATTACTCTGTGCTGTGCGTCCTGTTTTGTAATCGGTCACTACGGCGATTTCATCACCAAAGAAGTCAATTCGGTCGATGGCTCCTGAGAAGAGTTCATCATACCAGAATCGCTCTTCTATGACGCTGGACGTTATAGTTCCAAGATCCAGTTGATTGATCATGTCGGCGTAAGCAGACAAACATCTTGTGGCGATCTCCTGACCTTCTTCAGAGAGTTCCTCAAAGGCTTTCTGGTCGGCTAGGACAGCGTGAACGGCTGTGCCAAGGGCCATGTATTTGTTCTCCTCGTTGGGGGGAAGGGAGGATTCCAGATTCCATGACCCCGGACACAAGGCCAGACGAGACATCCCGCTTGCGGATGGTTTTCCGTTGCGCTCGCTCATTTTTTAGTAATAAGATAAAATTGAACTAATGCTGTGATGGCTATTGTTGCTGTAGCAATTAATTCCATTACAGGGCTGGCTTGAATGACTTTACATCATCCCACTTGCTGATGAGTCGTTCAATCACCTTGGTATCAACCTCAGTCAATAGCGTAGTCTTTGTTACTCCCTTGACCTTCTTTGCGATCAGGAAGTGGATGATATGTGCGTCGTGGATCTCATCACTCCACATCATGCTTTGCAGTAATGTCAAAGGGCTGTTTGAAATCTCAGCAGTGGCCTCTGGAAGGCTTTCTGGCTCGCTTTCTACAACTTCGGCGGTAATGATCTCTGGTTCTGGTTCGGAAACGATTACAGGCTTCTCAATGCGAATAGGCTTGGTATCAAAATCCTGAACTTCTTCCACAAGGTATGTTCCGTTCAAGCAAGCGGGGAATACTGCCCTGACCCCCTCGGCTACGACCCTGCAAGAAAGCATCTGAGCAGGATATGTCTTCCAGTTCTGTTTTCCTGTAAGTCCTGCGGCTTTTGCCCTCTCCATCGTCCAAGTGATTTCTACCTCACCTCCTGCTAGATGACTGAACTTGGCGGCGGCTTTTTCATCGCTCCTGCAAGTCCATTGGATCTTTCCTCCTGCTTGCTGGAACCTAGCTAATGCGGCGTGACTCTTTAGAGCAGGACGGTTCTGGATGATGTCGTACTCGGCGGCTACGGATGCCGGGTGCTTTCCTTCAGCCTGTGCAATAAGCATCAGGGCAATGGCTTGCTCTTGGCTACGGATTCCAAAGAGTCCGCTGCGAGTGATGGCAGAAGCCATCTTTTCAATATCCGATACAGGAATCGGTGCATATTGACTTGTCGTGACAAGTTGACTATTATTCATGTGCGGTATGCGTGGTTGCTTCTGCAAAAGACTGGCGGGGGAGTTAGTTCATGTCTCCCTCGCCAGTTACTTTTTAGTCCTTCTTGGTTTTGCGGGTGGGCTTGTTCATCTTGCTCATGGATTTCTTGCCCTTCATCATGGGCTTGTCCTTTGCTTCGGACATCATCATCTTCTTTGAGGTCTTTTTCATCTGCTTGGTGTCGATTAGGGTGTGGTTTAGTTGTGGTTTTGACTGCAATTTATTGCGGATCAAATTCTTGAGTTCGGTAAGCATTAGGAAACTGACGTTTCGTTGTTGATGCTGTCCTGAGTAAGGGTGAGCGTGTCGGCGGCGGCGGTTTCGGTGACGAGAGAATGAACCTTCTGAAGAAGGTCAAGGTCAATCGTTCCGAGTGCGTTTGCGATTTCCTGTGCGGTCTGGTTTAGTGATGCGAGGTTTGGCATGGTTTTGTTTTGGTTTTGGGTTTGGTTCTCTTTCAGCGGCATTGCTGCAAGAAATTCTTGTCTCCATCTTAGTGGCACTTCCAAGCTCTCAAAGATTTGTTGATGCGGGAGTTGGGATCATTCTTTTTCTTTGATCCTGTCATCTTAGCCTTCATCCCTTTCATTCTGGCACAAAAGGAGGCTTTGCGTCCTGCATCTGCTTTGGTCTTTGGATTAGGTGCGGGAGGCTTTAGGTTTCCACCGTGGGCCTTATTATAGGAAGCTCTGCCAGCGGCGTTCAATCCACCCTTGGGATTCTTCCCTGCTTTAGTCTGCCATTTTTCGGATGCCATAGTTATTTCTTCTTAGCGGTTTTCTTGCTGTCGCGGAAAGCCTTTGCGGTCGGCGCACCCTTTGATCCCGGCTTTCTCATCTTCTCACCTGATCCTTTTGCAATGCGTTCCTGTTTGGCGTGAATGTTTGCGTAAAGTCCCTTGGGTTTCATTTGAAGATTATGGCCAAGGTGATGAGAATTGAAATCAAAATCGCACTAGCGTAGAATCGCGCACTCATGCATTTGTGGGGTTCTGGTCAAAGTAATTCTTGAAGACGCGGACTGCGAACTGACTCATGGAACGTTCATCTGCAGCGGCGGCGGCGGCGACTTTGGCTTTCAAGTCAGCAGGGAAATAGAGTCCGAGGAAGACATTCTCCCTTTCTTTGGTTTCGTGCGTGGTTTTGGTGGGTGTTTCTGTTGAGTTCATAGTTGAAAGGTTGGATTTTATGGAAGCGGCGGCGGCAATCAAGTTTTATTTTCTATTATTTTTGAACCTTGGTGAGGGTTCAAGGTTTCCTTTGGTTTCAAGGTGCATCAGGAATGCGCTCCAGTTGATATAAGGGGATTCTCCGTCATACCATTTCGCGGAATAGTCTTGAGTGACCCTTACCCTGCGCTGGATGACTTCAATGTCTGCGGCGGCGGTGGTTTTACTCTTCTTCATTGTAGGAATCGCGATCTGGAGTGAATTGGGATTCGATTTCCTCAGCATCAATTTCTGCATGACATTTGGGACATTCCTCTTCCCACAATCCTGTTCCGGGATAGTAGTGAACGGGGAACTCATGCTGGCACTCTTCATTCTTGCAGGTGTGGTCAATAGTCATTGCGGCGGTCTTATAGTTGAAAGATGCGATCTAGGTGAGAGTCAAGAGCGTGGTTTGCGGCGGTTTCGTTGGCAAGGATCTCTTTCAATCTCTTTTCTAGGATTACAGTCAAAAGGTGGATCTCCTTTGCTCTTGCGGCGGATATTTTAATGGTCGGAAGGTTGTGATGTTTGGCTTGTGATATTTCACAACGGAGCAAGGGTTCAATGTTTGCGACAAGCTCGGCGGCGGTTCTGATGGCGGTTTTCGTTTGGTCTGGTTTCATTAGATCATGGCTTTTAGTTTTTCGATTTCTTCGGCCATGCGGTCGGTGTTGTGTATTAAGCGGGCAAGAATAGCCTCTAGGGACATATCCTGCTCGGGTTCTTGATCATGCGTTTGCTGGTCGTTTGCGGCGGTTTCTGGTGCGGTTGTCGTGGTCATGGTATCAAGTCGGGTTGGGTTTCTGTGCTGGTGGTTTTCTGCGGTGGTTCTGGTGGAAGGGTTTCTCCTGTCAGGTTGAAAGGCATCTCTTGTTCCGGGATAAGCTGGAACTGCTCGCTTGATTTGTTTTTCATTGTTTTACAAGTTCACGGGATACCCATCGGGTCTCTCCTGCGGTCGGGTTTTCTCTCATAGTCAAAAGAACCTTTTCACCCTCGTCTAGCAAGATGAAAACCTGCTCGCCGGGGTTAAAGGTCAACTTATAAGGGGCAAGGCAATCGGGCCAGAACGTGACGGGTTCTCGGAGTGTGACTTTTTTCATGCTATTTTCCCTCCCGTCCAGCGGATTAGGTGAGAACCTTCAACCTTTATCAGTCCTGTCTTTTCAAGATTTCGGAGGCAAGCGTTGTATGATTCAAGGGACAAGTGCCCCATAACTGCAGCGTATAAGTGACCTGAGGGGATTTCTTTTGCGGCGTGGATTGCAACGGCTAGGGCCTTGCACACTTCGATTGCGTTCTGTAGTTGGTCTTTCATGTGGTTCTCCTTTGGGGTTGGGGTTGGGGGTTAAAATAGGGGCGTTTCGCTGTAGTTTTGGGCGTACTCTGTAAACCTTGCCATGCGGCGCACGGGGGCGTTTCCTGTGTGTCTTTGCTCTTTCTCCGTGGTGATTTCAAACCCTGCAAGGTTGGCGGCGTGGAAAAATCGCGGTGCGTCGCAATCTTCTTCTAAGTACGCAATGCCCCTTGAAAGGTAAGAAAAAGAGCTAATCTGGTCGGCAATCTTTAACTCTCGGATAAGTGAAGCGTTTACTGCACACCAAGCGTGTCCCGGATCGGTGATCCATTTAACAGAGCAAGTGCGGGTTTTTGGTGGATAGGTTGTTGTCATGTTTTCGGGGTGCTGTGGGTTATTTCAGAAGATTAGGGGTTGGGAACAAGTCTAGGTGGATTCCCTCGTCGTTTCGGGCCTGTTCCCATTGGTGGGAGAGGTCGCGGAGTTCATCCATCAAGCGGTTCCTCTGCTGGTCGTGGATCTCAAGGATCTTTTCGACTCCTCGGATAATGTGCATGATTTCGGTGCTTTTCATATTTCTAGTTTGTGGCAAGGTAGGCAAGACGGGCGGCGAGGATTGCGCACAAGGCAAGGAAGGTCACGGCGAGGGTCACAAGTTGGCGAAGGTGCTTTTCGTTCCGGTACTGGACAAGGGCGGGGCTTGGGTGGTTCATGGGATTAGTCAATGCAGATGGAAATTCCGCGGGAATAGAAGGCATGCACGCTTTCACCTTCTGGAACGTCTGAAGGCCTAATAAGGTACAAAGCGCACCCTCTAGGGTCGGTCTGCTGATAAAAGGTGACGGGCTTGTCCTTGAGGATCTCGGCAAGGCGTTTCAATGCACCTTTTTCTTTGTCAGGGTAGGGCCTGCGATTAGTGCGATCTCTCCATGATGTGACCAAAAAAGGTTTTTCCGTTAATTCTTCGCGCTCAACATGGAAGCTTGTCCCGTGTTCGTTACCTGTTCCGCATTCCAATTCATGCCAGCGGTGAAGGGTGCGTTCTATTTTCAACAGGCGATCAGTATCGTCCATTGTGAAGCCTAGCATGGCGAGGCTTTTGATAAGGTGGGTGTAGCGTTGGGCGGTGCGTTTGTTCATTGTGTTCTCCTTTTGGGGTTGGGTTGTGGGTGGTGGATTATCGGGTCAAAATCTGATTTTCTGAAAAGATCCCTTTGCAAGGGATGACAGAAAAGGGGCCGCTCTTTTCATTCCACCATAGTCCGATTCCATTTTGGAACCTGTGAACTGCGGTGACATTGTGTCCATTCAATTTCCATTCTGCCTTGAAAAAGACGGATGTGGATGCAATTTCTCCCGCCGTTGTGGTGGTGGGGATTTCTTCGTTCGGTGTCGTGGTGTTCGTGGTGTTGTTCATTACAGGGAACAGGATAAAAGATTCTGCAAAGGATTGCAACATCTTTTTTCATCATGGAGAAACTTTTTTTTCATCATGGGGAAAGATTTTTCCCAAGTTGGCACACTTCTTGAAAGTTTCCAAAAGCATCTTGCAAAGGGTATCATCTACCACGAAGGCATACTAAATTCGATACAGGGCATCCTCGTGCGTTTTAGAGGCACTAATCTTTTCACCCTTTTGCATCATCTTTTAGAATATTTTATATGCACAGATTAGATTTCATGCTTGACTTTTCACCCATCCAGTCCTTTATAATACCGAGCGCAGCAGGCGCGAGGTTTCAACAGTGACTCCACTCTGAGATAGTCAATCCTTCCCAAACTATCTCATAACACTCCGAGAGTGACTGACCCTCAGAAAGGGCACGTTGGCTTTCGGTGTGTCTCTACGTTGACAAGGTAATCCCACCAAGGTAAAACGCTTAAATGTTAAAGCGACCACTAAACACCCGTCAAAAGAAGTTTGTAGAAAACTACGTAAACAAAGGACTCTCCATCGCCGAAAGTGTCAGATTAGCAGGATACGCTATCAAATCCGGGAGAGTCGAAGACGCCTCAAGCTACGGATGCAAGCTTCTCCGTCAAGACCGAGTAAAAGACTACGTAAAGAAACTTAAAGAGAAAGCCTTCGAAAAAGATGCTCTTTCTCTAGCTGAAAAACGTGCGTTTTTAGCAAGGGCAGTTAGGACTCCAGTGGGGGAACTCCACGAAGGAAGCGACCTTGCGCAAGAGTTGGTCATCACCGAAGGCAAGGATGGAACGTCGAAGCGGGTCAAAGGTGTTGACAAGCTGAGAGCGATCGAGATTGATTCCAAGATCGCCGGTGACTTCTACGCAGACCGGGAGCCTCAGGCACAAAACCCGTTCCTGTTCATCGTCTCGCTTAGTAAGACGGAGGCACAGGGGGAAAGGATTCTCCCACCGTCAGGGCCTGTCATCGATGCAGAGACTCTCCCAGCATAGTAGGCTCTCTTCCCAAGGAATCTCTTTCGGGTGGGGGGACCCCCTACCACACCCCCCCTATATGGCGGTCGCATGCGACAGGCCCCAATGAAAAAAAATCCTATATTGGGAGTTTCCCTATTTAAAAGATCCTTTTAGGATATGGAGTAGATGCAAGTTGAGTTGACAGGTAGGAGGGTAAATTGTAAAGATGGTATTAATGACATTGAGATACCCACCTGAGGATTTTAGGAGGCCGAGTATAATGTTGTTGAGGAGTTTGGTACATGAGTTGGGAGAGGGGGTGAGTAGTGATCCGGGAGGGTATGGAGGGATGAAGCAGGAGAGGAAGAGGTTGACGAAGGTATTGAAGGAGAAGATAGAAGATCCTAGGTTGAGTGATTGGGATAGGGATATGATTAGGAGTTTGGAATAGGCTTTACAAGGTCTGGGAGGGTCTGTAGCGTGTTTTGATTATGACTGAAGGTGAATTACTCATTACGCTTTTGAATGCGGCTACGATTGGTCATGTATTGCATTTGAGGAGTCATAGTTATTCTGAGCATAAGGCGTTGGAGAAATTTTATACTGGCATGCCTGATTTGGTGGATGGTGTGATTGAGGCATGGCAGGGTAGGCATGGGATGTTGATTGATTACCCTGATCAGGAGGTTGAGATTTCTGGCAATAGGGATGCTTTGGAGCATGTGATGTTTTTGAAGGTATTGTTGGAGGAGGAGAGGTATGTGTTGGGTGAGGAGAGTGAGATTCAGAATTTGGTTGATGATATTGCTCAATTGATTGATTCGACTATTTACAAGCTGACATTCCTTAAATAAATTTTGGGGGAGGCAATGAGGGCTGGACTGATAAACCAGAGCGACCTGATCCTCCCCCGACCATTTTCCTAGACAAGAAAAAAAATTTCGTTAAGCTACGCTCATTATGCCCTGTCCTCCGCAAGTCCCTATCAGCATTATCGCTCCTGTAGCTGGTGGTCAGGGGCCGTTGATTTGGCAAAATGGGAATCAGATTACGAGGTTGACGAAGCCTTTGAATCCTAGCTGGCTTGTGTATGATGGCAGTCAGACTAGGTGGGGTGACGGGAGTGCTGCTGCACCTATTTACCTTCCGAATCTTCAGCAGGTTGCTTCTACGAGTATTAATTATGGAGTTGGTTTGACTCCACAAGGGCAGGTTGCGGCTTTTGCAAATACTACTGTTAATCCCAATAATGCTTTGGTTACTGCTACAGGCAGTACTACTCCTAGAACGCTAGCCAACCGCTTCGCTGATGTGGTCAACGTTAAGGACTTCGGTGCTAAAGGTGACGGCACTACTGATGATACGGCTGCAATACAGTCTGCTTGCGATTACGCTAAAACAAATGGAAGAACTGTAAAAGTTGTTGCTGGTACATATCTTATTTCTTCAAGTATTTTTGTTCAATCTAGTTTTATTGGTGATGGTGAAAAATCAACTGTATTTTTGCTTAAAACTGGAACGCAATTTATTATTCCAGCAATTATTGCAACTGGAATAGGATATACTGCGCCAGTTTCTTCGTTTGTATTCAGTTCTAATTTCAACAATACTTATTATTATGCTTCAGTTGGGGGTATTTTAGCTTTACAAACAGCAAATAATAGGTCTTGCCCTTGGGGAGTAGAAATCTCTGGCTTTGGAATAACTTCACAATCAGGAGCAAGAGATACAGTTCAACAAAATGGTTTAATTCTACAACATATTGCCCATGTAAATATTTCAACAATAGAAATAAGTAATCTTAATGGGTTTGGCGTTGTTGAAGACGGTCTTCAAGATTGTGTTGTAAGTAACATAAGTGTTGAGCGTTGTGGGGCTGGAGTTGATGGAGCATCTAAAAGTATTTCGACAACAGCACAATATGTTATTGATCAATTTTGGTCTGCTGGAGGATTTGATTCTACTGCAAGAGTTACACATACCTATATTCAAGCTGAAGAATCAGTTTGGCAAAATATGTATGTTGGCATTACTGGCAGTTCAGGAGCAGGAAGAGGTGGGTCAACGGAAAATACTTA